TCGTACTTCTCTATGATCTGTATCAACAACCGTTAGTTGAGAAGAAAAGTCATCTACTGCAATACCATCATTTATGATTATTTTACTGCCGATCATTTTTCTTTCAAAAGGATCATCAGTATTATTTAGTACAGCTGTTAAGATTCTTCTTTTAGTAGAGTCAGAATCATCAGGGTCAGAAAAAGTAATTGTTCCTGCTTCTGCTATTTCTATAGTTTCAGAAGACTCATCTTCATTTCTTGTAAAATCACTTACAGAACTTCCTAATTCTAGCTGAGCTCCTGCGTATAAATACCCTAAACCAACTATTGTTGTTTCATTTTGTGTATCATATGCACCATCTGGAAAGTGTGTTGCTCTTAAGTGAATTAAATCATTTTCTTCACCTACATTTCTTAATATAAAAGTTAATGTAATTCTTTGCCATTTGCCTGTCATCTCTACTTTTTGTGAGTGCTTTGTTGTTCCTTCTTGACTCCAAGGTCCTGCATGAGCTAATAAGCTAACTTTTGAACCAATTGCTGCAGTGTCTGCTTTGACATAAACACTAAATGTCATTTCTTCGCCGTCAATTGGCCTGTAAATTTTTAACAAAGGAGACAAACCAAAAGATCTATTTGCTGAATTAGGATTTTCAGACTCAGTAGTTTGGTATTCTAATCTTACACATTGATTTCCAACTGGAGATTGTTCTATTACAGTATCTACTTTCATAAGTTTTGGATTTTCTATCGATATAGAATTTACACCACCCTTATAAACACTATGTGGTCTCCATTGATAGTCACTATCTAGAAACCTACCTTGTAATAAATTCTGTGTCTTGTCAACAGTTGTCAAAGAAGGTTCAACAACATATTCTGCTGCTATCGCAGGTGTTACTCTATTTCCTAAAAAGTAAGCATTGTTGATTCTTATCATCCCGTTAATATAAGACTTAGGAACAGTGTCATAGCCTTGTAATGTTATCCTATTGGAATCTTCACCATCACTAAAGATTGCTATTTGCCCAACATCTGCAAAATCATTTAAACAAGTATATGCGGCTATTCTAAATTTTTCTAGATATTCTGTATCATTTATAAAAGGAGGTGATAATACTATTTCTGTTCTGTCAGAAGATATTTTTACTAATGTTGCTTTGTCTTCTTTTGGATATAATCTGTCTCCAATATTTGTATCAGAACCAATATGTGGATCTAATGCAGATATTTTTCCTAATTCATTTTCTTCGAATCCACCTAAATAAATCTTTTCATCATTATTAACAAGAAGAGGAAATGGGCTTCCAAACATGTTTCTATAAAAAGAGAATTGTACACGAAATCTACCTCTTCTAAATCCAAGGTCACGTAAAAGTTTTCCTGTGTCCAGCTCAACAGTAGGGTATTGTAAATCATTGTCCTGATTTGTGTCGAATTCATTATGATTTAAGTAACTAGTTGTTATTAGTGATCCATCTTCACCAAATACATTTACTCTTACATAATCATTTTGACCTGCACCAAAATTGGTTTCTGGCCATTTTACAGATGCATAACCTTCAGTCTCAAACTGTGGGTATCTTTCACTGTCTCTAAATGGGATCCAGTCATTTCCTTCTGGCAAGGTTACAAAATCTGCTACCTTTTTAGGAAGTAATTGACCTCTCCTAAGTTTTGGATCAATTGGCATTTACAACTCCGTAAATTCTCTATCGATATAATCGAGAGTATCTTCTTGTGTCCTGTATCTTCTCTGATACAGTCTAATATAAAGTTTTTGGCAAGGACTAGGATATGATTCACCTGTCTGTGGATCTTCATATAGTTTGACTATGTCAGCTTTATCTCTTAAAGAGATCTTTAACCGCTTGGTTTCATTAGGCTCAAATTCTGCCTCTCTAGCCATAAAAGTATCATGTGTTTTATGATATTTTCTGTTATAGGCATCTTCATCTCTTTGTTTTAAAGACTGATAGTAGATATTATCTTTTAACTCTTCTTCATTATATGGCATTATTCTACCACCTTAAACTGGTCGTCATTATCTATAAATTGTGTTGTTTTTGTTATACCGCTTCCGCTTTCTACCATAAATAATACATTATAATATCTTTCTGGTTCTAACCCAGTAGTTGTTAATTTGAAAAAATTACTAGTTCCATCACAGCTTAATTTTGAACCACTTCCAAAAGGAATAATAGTGTGATGATTTTTAGAATCAACTATAGAATAAAAACTAGATGCAGATGGAAAGTAAGCGCAGTCTAAATAAGCTGACGATGTTCCAAAAGTTCTAGCAGGATATTTTTCTCTGCCCTTAACTCTTATTTTAGATACAGTTCCTAATTTATATTCTCTTCTAAAACTATTCATATAAACATCTAAATTTCCTAATTCATCTAAGTCAAGTGGTGAAAGTGAGCCGGTTGTCCAAGATGCGTCGTCCCAAACAGCTTCAAGTGTTGGTTTAAATATTGTATGAGAGTCACTAGAGAAAAACTTTAATGTACCGAAATTTGCTGTAGAGTTTTCTATATCTGTTGTTCTCTTTATTAAGAAGCCTTCGTTGGAGGCGCTTCCTGCAATTAGAGTTTTTACAATGTCTGTAACATCAACTCTTGCATCAGATCCTGATTTTGAAAAACTAAATGATGCAGAATAGTTTGAGCTAGAGACATATGATCCACCCCACTCTGAATTTGTAGCTGACCACTCTAAAGATTCCGAAACACCTGTCCTGTATCTCCAACTAGTGCCTTCTTCTATTGCTGGATCATCTGATAATTTGCCGTCGCCTTCTGTCCAACTTTGTGACACAACATAAACTTCAATGTTGTTATTGTCTCTTGTTAATTCAAAAGAACCAGCATCATAAAGATTTAAATAGTATTTTACATCTGTACCAATTGATTCATCTGCCTGTGATGCAGAATAGTCTGTTATGTCGAATTTTATAATTGCTCTTTGAATAGCGCTTACAGATGTTCCACCTGCTTGAAAGCTTTTACCTACTTCTAATATTTCATCACCACCGAAATTTTGAGCGCTTGATGTTCCTATAATTGATGCGCCTCTTCTAAGTATTGCATCTTTATTTGGTGTTCTAAAAAGATGTGCCATTAATAGTCTCCTAAACACTTACCAATAATATCAATATCTGGAAATTTTACTTCAAAGATTGAAGGATCTAATGAAGGATAAACTACTCCACTTTTTATTGCTGTTGATATGTCAAAAATATTGCCGCTATATCCGCTAGCAGTTTCAAACTTATTTGTTATAACTATTAAATTACCATCAGGATTATCAGCAACAGGAGGCACAACACTATTTACACCGTCCACAAGCGACACCTGATAAGCAACATCAGAAAGCATTATTGGTTGGTTTATTTGCCACTTATCAACATTAAAATATTCTTTAACTTTCTGTATGCATTTAAAAATTACTTCTTCTTTGTTATATCCTCTTTTTGCGTATATTGTGAATCTAACACCTATATTAATCACATAAGCATTTTTTAAGTTTATAGCATCAGTTAATATTCTGTACTGTCCCATATAAGTTTTTAAATTTCTTTTTGTCGCTTGATTTACGTTTACAAGTTTTTTGTTGTTATCATACCCTAAAACATAAAAGTTTAATGCCATAGGATTAGGGACTCTAACTTCTAAATCAGAAACTTTCAATGATTCGCCTTTGTCAATAAATTCTGTCTGTAAAGTTTCTGGCGTAATAACATCACCTTGTATTACACCTTCACCTGAATTTAATTGATCATCTTGTGTGATGTAAACTTTTGCAACATTACCATATTTTGCAGGTAAGCTATAAATTCTTGTAATATAATCTTGTTTTGTTACTGCTCTTGATTGAGCTTGAAAAAACTGTTTTACATTTTCTTTTATTTCATCTATTGTTTCTGAACCTTTTCCGCCTGTAGCAGGTCCAGGATTGTTAACAGATATTGATGCTTGTGATTCTTCTACCAAGGTAGCGTCTAATCCTGTATTGTTTATTTCTGAAGTTATGCTCCTTAAAGAATTAATACTGTTTGAAGGAACATTATCATCAACGCCACCACCAACAGAATACTTTATTGTAAGTGTCGTGTTTGCTGGTGCAACACCATAAACAGCTGTCTCCAAAAAGTTAGCAGGATCTAATGCAGAATTAGAATTTAAAAAGTCAGAATTAACATTTGAATTTCCGACTGTTGAAGGATTAGGTATCACTTCTTCATCATTTTCTGTTGCAGTTCCTGATCCGAATCTTAGCTGATATGATCCATCTGATTTTATGTAAGACTTATATCTCTTTTTTGTCCTTAACAATTTAATCATGTAAGGTGTAGTGTCATTAAAAGCTGCCAAATTAGGATCGAATTCAGCATCATTTCTAACTTCTTGATAAACTAAATCTTGTGCAAGTGACTCAACTTGATACCACTTACTAGCACCGCCATCAGTTACAGATATTATTTCTAATACATTTTTATTTGCCAGCGTGACCATATCATAAGCTTTAGCTGAACCGAATGTAAAAGTTTCTGTTATAACTTCACCGCTAACAGCTCTTGCTTGTTTCTTTAAGAGATATTTTGTTATTGTTCCGTCAATTTCATAAGGTTCCACAACAACAGGGTCCAATGAGCCTGATGTACTAAAATCAACTTCACTAACTGTTCTAAATGTTTTACTATATTGGTCTGAAGCTATGACAGTTCCTTCTTTGATTCTGTGACCGTATCTAAAGTCTGGTACTACTGTATCACCAGTTCCTGTAGCTGGTACTGTTTGAAAGAAATCAACTGTAACATTTGAAGGTGTAGAAATTTTTGGTCTATATCCGTATGATTGTGCTATATCGAAGACAGTTTTTCTTTCTTCTGCATAAGCCAATAAAGATTCACGAAATTGTTCATCGATATAAAATGAAAGTATGTCACCTACATAAGCAGCCATTTCGATAAACATCATTCCAGGACTAGTTTCATTAAAGTCTGAGTATGATGCAGGAAAGTATGTTTTAGCATACTCAATAAGATCACTTCGTAATCCTGTAAAATCTTTGTTTAGAAAATTAATATCTTTTGGTCTTTGTTGATCGATAGCCATTTTATTCTCCGGCTCTAGCTAAATTTAGTGTAATAGAATCTGTTGCTCCGGGATCTACGGATGTAGAAAATGTTAAACTAACGTTTACAAGATTTTCATTCTCTCTAAGGTCTACACTTATATTTTTTATTATTACGTGCGGCAACCATTTTGTGACTGCCTCTCTAATTGATGTGTCTATTTTTACACTTAACGAGTCATCCATCGGTTCGAATAAAACATTAAATAAATCACACCCTAATTCAGGCTGATTAACTCTTTCACCCTTTACAGTTAATAATAAATTCTTTAAATTTGATTTTGTTTGGTCACTTAAACTTTTTGTAGATCTAAACCAACCGTTCTTGCCGCGAGAAAATGGAAGAGATACACCGATAAATGTATCCGGATCTTTATCACGTGTTCTTACAGCTGCGTTTCTTGGATTTTCTAGTGCCATTATTTTAATCTTCCTTTAGGGTTTAATAATGCTTTTAAAAGATCACCGCTAAGTTCTCTAAACTTTCCTCTTAACTCACGAGACCTACCCCGTGTAGTTAAATATCTTCCAGCTGAAGAAGTTGACAACCCTAACTCTAAATCATTTTTCATTTGTTTAACTAAATTATCTCTTTCTATTAGATTAGGTGTCTGTTGAAGTCTTGCAACATAGTCTGCCATAAAGACAAATGATTTTTTCTCTAAAATAGGTGGTCCACCACCACTCCCAAATGAAACTTCAGCTTTCTCAACATAATCATGTATAGCTTTTGCATCTTTTGTTGCTTCTTTAATATTACTACGCATTTCTTTTATTTTAGCCTTAGTCTTCAGAAATTTATTCTGATTTGTATGCTCGTGCTTTATATTGGCTAAATTAAAAATTAATCTTTTAAGACTTAGTGCCATGTTTACCCTCTATAGCTTTAACAACTTTTGCTGAATGTCCACTCATTGCCTTCTTCATAAAGTCTGGTGTATCAGCAGTTGGCTGCATTGGCACACCTCCTGCTATTTCTCCCATTCTATCTGAAGTGTATGCGCCACCACCCATAGTTGGCATTGACTCATGACCAATTCCACCTTGAGTCTCATTTAAAATCTTATTCAATACAGGATCTTTTGCAAGTTGCCTTTCCTCTCTTGGCTCTTTCATATATGAAGGGATATTCGCCTCAGTATTTTCTAAGGCTGCCAATTCAGGTGTTGTAGTTTGACTATTTACTGGTTGTGTTGGAGTAACTAATTCTTTCACAACTATGTTTATTTGTCTTGCTACTTCTTTTTCAACTGTTTCCTTTATTATCTTTTTAAGTGCTGTTATTGTATTTGACTTCATTTTTATTACCTTTATTTTTACTCTATAAAATCTGCAGTTGCTTGAATATCTTCTATTCTTGTCAAGCATGCAGATATATCAACTATTTGTGCATCAAGTATTGCTCTCATTTCTTGTTCAGAAATTGTAGCATTTTCAGACTGACCTGATGCTCCTTCACTACAAACTTTCCAACCTTCGCCTGGTATTTCAAAAGATTCCACTTGATATGTGTGATCTTCTTCTTGTTCAACTTCTGGCGGAATAGCTCCAACATATACTTTTTGGTTTTCAAACTCTACACATCCACCAGTAATTAAATCTCCAGGACTTAAAGCTAGTCCTGGTTTTAAATATAGGTCTAAATCATCATTTAGTTTCGAAACTTCTGCGTCTAACTCATCTCCATATCTACCAGCACTTCCATCACCCATGTCACCTTTTCTCTTACCTTCTATCCAAGTGCCGCCTAATGCTTCACAATCTTCTTTTGATAAGCCATCTTCCAAACCTCTCTGATTAGCGCATGCCTGTATCATTGCTGATAGTGTTGCTATTAATGTGGGCAAAACTCTGTTTGCGTCTAATATTGATCTTGCAAGTGTATCTATCATTTGTGCCAAACCTAAAACCATTTGTTTTATCATCATGTATACTAGTGCTAGCTTGACTGCCTTGCCAACCATAAATATACTTTCAATTATTCTTATAATTCTTTTTACAGTGTTAACAGCAGTCCTTACAGCTTGTACTACTTTTCTTATTTGTGATAATATTCTTTGTATATCTCTTATAAGCTGTAATAGTTTTTGTGCTTCTGGTCTGTACTTACAAACATCTCCTTTTGGATCATACTTTGCTTTGTCTGCTAGCATTTGTACTTTTCCTACAAGTTTAGTTTGTAGTTGTGTTACTTCATTAATTTTTTCTTGTATAGGAACCCACCAAGTCATATCTAAACCAGGAATGTCTAAGTCCAGGTCAAAGTCTATGTCCAGATCTATTACTCTTTTTGTGTCAGACCTAACATTTCCTGCTAGCTCTTGTAAACTACAGTAGTCTTCTTCACCTCCACCAGCAGGTGATATTACAGCACCATCAGGCCCAACTTTAAATCCCGGCCCTGGGATTGTGAACGGTGCTTCATAAACAGTGCCATCAGGTCCAATAATTGTACCATTGACAATTAAGTCACCTTGTAACAAATCAGCGTCAGCTCCAAAAAGCCTAACCTCACCACCATAACCTGCATGTATAACTTCTACAGTTGATCCTTCACAAACTTCCCAACCTGGTTCAGTTATAAAAAACGGCTCAGGAGCATTTAATTTTGTTCCAATTGGTGTTGTCACAAGAGGATCCATTTCTAATTGATTTTGAGGAATATCAAAAATCTCAGCAACAGCTTTGTTTTGTTTTTCTTCTTCTTCAGTTATAGGTTCTTTTATGAAGTTGTTAGAAACTTTTACAGCGCAACCAATTAATATTTGATCTCCCATAAGAAGTTTTGCACCACCAGAAAGTGTCCTTCTAAGACTAGTTATATTATTACAATCTAACATTATTTCCCTTGTTTAGACACATAAACGTGTTTGCTTAATAAAGCTTCTTTTAAATTTTGTTTACTAAATTTTCCTCCTGATCCGAACAAAGAACTCATTGAAGCACCAGCCTTTTGTTTTAGAGGATCAATACTAGGCGCACCTGCCAACGGACTTATTCCTGTTCCAGACTGTAAATCAGTTCCTGCAGATTCTAAAGCTTGTGCCATATAAAATAGTAGGTCAACTAGTGCATCACCTAAAACAACTGGCTGAACGCCTACAGCTTCTGGTTCTGCACCAACATAAACTCTTTTACCTATAATATGAGAATCATTTTTAGATATTAAATTTAAATTATATCCAGAATATATTCCTACATTATTGTTGTTGCCTTCTTTTGTATTGAAAACTAATTTATCAGAGTCTATTAATATTTGTTTACCAGTGTGTGTCGATGGTGTTATTTCACTGTTTACATTCCTTGCAGGAGTTAGTCTAATTTCTTCTTTTTCTAAAATATAAATTGATCCTGCATCATTTACAATATTTTCTGGCTTTGGTGTGTCTATCTTTTCATCATCAGTATCGGTATTTGCTATTCTTAATTTTATTATTGGTCCGGACTTCGCCTCTACATTATCGTTTTTACCTAATTTTATTGATTGTCTCTCTCTACCATCTAGTACAATATCTCCAGCAATCTGTCTTGTAGGTCTTGTTGGCTCAGGCTTAAATCCCTTTAATTTTTCTTTATAATCTTTACTGTCGTGTTTACGTCTTTTACCACCAACATCTGTTGCGCCGACTACTGAATTATGATTAGATGATCTTCTTACATTGATAGGATTGAAATAATATGCGATGTCTCCTAAACATATGATTGCAACCATCTCACCGTAAACGGGATATTTTTTAATGTTAGCTTCTAACGGATAAATCCAATCAGTCGGTAGATCAAACCCTGGATAGCATTGTACTTGAATACACCCGATATGACGATCATTGACGCCTGCATTTTTCTCGACATCTTTCTCGTTGTATATTACACCTGTCACCTCAGCTGAAATGATTTGAATTGATGCAGTCTTTAGTTTATCAACTAGGTCTAAACCAATATCTCTTGCACGCTTCTCGGTAACAAGATCATCGGAGAATTCCACAGGATTGAGTTTATTGACTTTATCTATCCAGATTCCGCCGTAACGTTCGACAGTATTACTAGACATTTACTACTCCTGTATTTGTAGGTTTATATCATCTACCTCATTTTGTATTGTTTCTGTCGCTTTGCTTATTCTGTCTAGAATACCCTTCTTCTCTTCATCAGAAAGACCAAATTCTGTAGAATCAGACTTGCCTTCAACAGACATAACGCGTTGCACAACTGCGGCGAGCTTTACTAGAAGCTCATCATTTCTTATATTAGCTTCTGTAAAATCACTGATCATAGGAAACAATTGAATTGCAGTATTGGGATCTTTTATAAACACCATGAGCTCTTGTATTAAACTCTCTATCTGTACTTTGTTTCTTTTGGTATTGTTATCGATCTTCTTAAAGAGATCTGAAAGATTCATACCTTCATATATTTCATAATCGTTAGACATAAAACTAGCCTTTTGATTATAAATATAGAGAAATACAGTATTATATTTATTTAGTTATTTGGAACCATCTTATCAAATAACAGATACCAATTCCAGCTCCTAACGAATTTATCAGGTAATAATTCCTCACTCTCGAGTTTTGCATACATCGGTGTTTTTAACGGTGAATCATTAATTGCAACACCTGTGTATCTATGAATTCTCATAAAATAAAGAAAATTATCATAGTCAAATAAACCTCTATAAAAGAATTGATGTCCCATTCTCCAATTTGGTATGCTTATCCATAATTTATCTGTGTTTAGATGATATAGATCTTGTATAACTTTTGTAGGATTGGGTAAGTGTTCTAGGACATCATTACAAATTATTAAATCATAACTTTCCAATAATCCATCAGAGCTAACACCTTCTCTAAGATCTTTAACAAATATTTCACCAGGCCACCCTCTCTTGTCGTGTGATTTTTTAGCGTTCTTTTTATCAATCATGTGGTATGTTATACCATCTAATGCGCCTAAGTCATCTAGGTGTTTACATAGTCCTCCTGGCCCACTTCCAATTTCTAATATAGTTTTTACTTTATGTTCATTAATTCTATATTCTAATATTTTAGCTTCATGTTCATATCTTGAAATCCAATCTAGATCATCTAACCTAGTGTCATTTTCCCACTCATCAGGTCTATTATAATCTTCAAACGGATCAAATTCTTCTTCGTTTTTATTATGCTTTATTCTTAGAAGAGACATTAATAAGCCCTAGAAGATCCTGATGCTGAAATATAACCACTCTGTTCCCATTGTGTGTTTAATGTTTTAAAATGATTTCTCATTACATTAAGAACTTTTGTTATGTGCTGTGTCTGTGCACCTGATATTTCTCTTAAAAGAATGTAGAGCGCTTTTTTATTAAAGATCTCAATACTTTCTACACGGTCCATAAGATCAATTATAGAATATGCAATATCAATATCTCTTTGTTTCTTAAAAACTGTTTCTGTATTTGTTTTCCAATAATCAATAACAGAGTTATAAAACATGCTGCCTTCTCTTTTCTCTATATCTTTTTCTTCGTATACAACTTTCTTTACATCTTTATGTTTTAAGTCAATCACATCAGTGTGTGTTTTCATCTTTTTATAATTTGCGTTATTATGGCAAATCAGCCAGTTTTTAACTACAACACTAAAATAGCTAAATGCTTTTCCTTTACCCTGTTTATATTTGTCCAAACGTGTAATCATAAAAGATATAACTTCATGTTTTACTGTTTCTGTAGGAACATCAAAGTGATAAAATTTAAAAGTGTGAATTATATTTTCTACAAGTTTTTCAAACGGTTGTCTAAGATGTTCATTGTATATAGCATTCTTTTCTCTCCAGTCATCTGTAGCATTGTAATCGACAATTCCTTGCTCAGTTCCTTCATGAAAATACATTCTTGTTTTTGATTTTTTACGTGGCATTATTTTTTTCCTTCTAATAAGTTGTCTAAATTATCTACTTCTTTTTTTAACATTTCGAATGTTGTTCCTGTTTCATCATCAGACTCGAAAGAGCCCAATGTATCGATCTCTTGCATGTTTTGTATTGTATCACGGATTGTTGTGTAAGTTCCATCTAAAACTTGTTCTAAGAAATCAACTTTATTGTACAAATTTATTATTACATACAATTGTACTATTGATACTATACCAAAAAATACTAGTGCTATTGTCTCAATCATTTTCAAATAACCCCTTTAGTTTGCTAACATCTAGATTTTTTACTAGTTCTTCTTCTTGAGATTCACCTTTCATATACTTTGGAAAGTCTATACGAGATTCACCTGATAACATAAAAGTTTCTTTCTCTTGCCTAGCAGCAGAGCAATCTGCAAAGTGTATAATGTGAGGCAAATTAGTTTTCATTGCTTTCCATTCTGCACCTTCCATAAAGTAAGATGTATTTTGTTCGTTATACAGCCCATCTGCAAGTCTAACACCTAAGTATTCTGATTCTGACATTGTAATACCAAACTGGTTTAGTATCCATATTGCTCTATCAGTAACTGTCATATAGTGTATTGCGGGATTGTGGTTATAATATTCTTGTAACTTCTTTGCACGCCATTCATCTGTGTTTGCAGAATAATAATCATCGTCCATATTTCCAATCTTTCCAAGGTCATGGAACATAGCTGCAAATACAACGGACTCAGCTGATATATCATCAACGTGCATACCCTGTGCTTTGAATAGCTCATAGTAACTTAACGACCACTGTATTATATTAAGAATGTGCGCTACGTAACCTCCTGGAAATGCGTTGTGATACCAAGCTCTCCCTGAGGCTGGTGCCATTATCATTCTTTCTTCGAAATGTTTGTGAAGTAACTTTATTTTTTCTAGACGTTCACCTGTAAAGTGAGTCTCTATAACTTTGTTTAGTTCAGACCAATTCTCTTGTATCTGATCTGCGTTTGGTCTCATGCGTTCTCCTTAGTCCAATTTAATTTAAAAATATCTACGTTTGTAAATTTGTACGGCTTGACATGTTCTGATTCTAATATATCAACTACATTTACCCATTTAGGATTCATCGTATCTCTAACTTGATAAACACCGTCTTTTCCGTCTGTTCCTTTTAATAATACAAAGTCACCGTAATTAAATGGGCCTCCCCAACGTGTTAGTAAATTACGTGATAGTGCAACAAATTTATATCTAGATGCGTGATGTATTCTTATTCTAGTTCCATCAGCTGTTATGTCTGGTGTGTCATCACATTGAATCTCATTTGGTTGATACATTGTTACATCAACTTTAATTCCGTGTTGATAAAACTCAGAGAGCCTGTCAGACAGACCTTTGTTTTGACTTGCAAGAAACTCATAGTGTTCATGATATGTTTCTTTATTTGCCTTCATAAAACGAGTGGCGACATAGCCGTTTATCGTAGTTATAAACGCAATTAATATTAGATATTTGCTTAAGTTCTGCATCTTTGTGCTCTCCTTTAATTTGTTATGTATAAATCTAACCCTTTTTTAGGACAAAGTAAAGGCTTTTTTTGCTTTTTTT